CTGCGAACCATCACGCACCAGCTCGCCATCCATCTCCAGAACGCTTCGCGAGCGTGCCCTTTCAACCGCCACTTACTGGTATCGCCACCATCATGAACGAAGAAAGTCGCCAGCATTTCTGACCGCTTCATGACTCCAAGGAACTCGGCTTGATTGCCAATCTCCATAAAGTCGTTCGGTGCAGGAGTCGCTGACCAGCTTTGACGGTACGGCACGCACTGCCAGTGATTGAGAAGCGTGCCGCGAGTCTTGCCGTCGATGCTCTTAAGAATACTGCCCTCATCGAGTAGCACTCCGCCAAACTTATCTGGCTCAAACAGATGCAGCCGTTCGTAGTTGGCGACGTTGATACAGTTGCCGACGTGTGATTGATCTTTGCAGACTCTCACTTCAGCCTGAATGTCAAACTTCGCCGCCTCGCGTTTTGTTTGCTCTGCCACTGCGAGCGGAGCAAGTATCAACACTGGCCTGCCAGTGTGCTCTTGAATCAACCGAGCGGACTCAAGCTGCTGAATGCTCTTGCCGAGTCCGCAGTCTTCATATCCACCGAAGCGACCACGCATGCAAGCGTATCGCACAATTTCAGCCTGCCACGGAAAAAGAGCGGGGTTAATGTCGCCCGGCTCAAATCCTGTTGGTGAGTCGATCAGTGTTTTCGCTTCGATGAATTGTTGGTAATCATTCAATGTGCTAGTTCCTTGTAGCGTTTGGTGAATTCGTATTCCGCAGTCCAGTGTGTCATGCGTTGCAATCTGGGGAGATCGAAACGTCTGGCAAACTCATCAATCTCGCCCCAGTCGTGATCGCTTTCCATCAACACCGTTCGCTCAGCCGCACAGGCGATCGTGTCCGCATGCTTCACAGATGCCGGCATGCTTGCGGGCAAGCAATGCAACTCCATGATCACGCTGAGTATGCGATTCTCCAGCTCGCTGATCGGCATGCCGCAGTAGCTGAAATTCGCCTTGAGCGGTGAGGCGATGTCACCGATGTATGCCTCGGCAGCATCGTGAAGTAGCCCCCACAAAGCGTGATCTTCGTCACACAGTTCGCTGACCATCAATGAGTGCTGAGCCACACTGTAAGGCCGAGAACTGTGCCCGCTGAATCGATTTGTGAACGCCAGCGAACGTGCCACATCCTCAATACAGAAGTCGTCCTCGCTGTAATTCCACGGATCAATCTGCTTCCCGGTGTAAGTCTGAATCCACGGCATGAAATGTTCCTTTGTTATTCGTCAAAGCACGCATCACACAGCGGTGCTTGATTGTCCTCAAACAATCGCAACTGTGAACGATCGGCAGCTACAAGGTTTTCCCATGTCCAATGCCGCCCAAGTCCCTTCACCGTTTCCAGATTCCCCGCTTCGTTCGCGTTCCGTTCCATCGTCACCGCACGATCGAACAACTCGGGATGTTGTTCCGCCAGTTGCAGAACTTCAGCCTTTCGCATCGCCGGACAGAAGAAGCACGCCGATTTTACCGGCACACTTAGCCCCGCCCGTTCGATTGCCTGTCGGCAATCGTCCTGCGTCCATCCCCACTCTCGCAGCGGGTATCGGTAGGCATATTGGTCTGTGTCTGGAATCTTTCCGCGTCGCATCTCGCCAGCGTGTAACCCGATCAGTCGGGTCACCTTCTCGCCGCGTTGCCATGCGGCTTGTGCCGGCTCCCACGCTTCAACCCACTTGTCCATCGGTTGGCGTTTCCATTTCACGCTACACCCGCCAAACCCGAACGCCTTGCTAGGCAGTGTCTCGTTGTTGAGGCACTCATTTTCCAGCGTGCCGTGTCGACTCGTGCTGTAACTCACAACCTCAATCGCGGGCATCGCATTCCGCTTACACCACGCCTGCATCTCGTCAATGTGTTGGTACGTCTCCGGCTTCTCGCCACCTGTATCAGAAAACAGAATCGCATCTGGCTTAATACCGCGTTCGTGCATACCAATCAGCATGGCGGAAGAGTTAACGCCACCACCGAAAGAGACAACAGACGGATAACAAAAAAAAGCACCGGAGTTGCCGTCAACTTTTGCTCTTAAATTCATAGCCTTGCCCTGTAAATCGTTGATTTTATTTGCTAGAACGGCAACTCGTCAGAATCTGGAACGCCACCAGATGGCACCAACGGCTCACTCATCGAGATGCCAACGATCTCCGGCCATTGCTTGCCGACAGTCTCACGCACCGTGATGGAATGCGGCGTTTGCAGATGTCCTGCGTACGCCATCTCAACCGCCTCGTCTGCTGTCTCCGGGCAGTCGAGATCGCAGCGTTGCTGCCACCAGCTCACGGCTTTACTGCGTGCCCAGCCTTTGTGCTCAATGCAGACCCACTCGCTAACCTTTTCGCCGAGCCATAGCGAGTACGTGACCCGCATTGTCCTCGGAGCGTCAGCCGGAGCATTACGTTTCTCATGCACGGCGTACTCGATGCCTTGCACTTCGTGTGTCTCGTCGATGTATTGCGGCTCACCACTACTGAGTACACTCTTTTCGCTGGCGGTGGTTGCGTGTGGATCTTCTTCCGGCGGCGGGAACTCATGCCCGCACTCAGGACACTCGCGAAATCCTGCCGCTACCACTTCGTGACAGTTCTCGCACTCTTTAACCGGAGCTTCGCCGCCGCCCGTTGGTCGTTTATCGACGATGCGAATCTGATCAACCGGCCCGTGCCGAGTGATGTTGTCGCCATAGTCGAGGATCAGGCAGTCCTGCTTCGATTCACTCAATCGGAAGCCACGCCCGACCATCTGGTAATACAGCCCCGGCGACAATGTCGCCCGCAGCAGCACAACGCAATCCACATTCGGAGCGTCGAAGCCAGTAGTGAGTACGTTGACGTTTGACAGATACCGCAGCTCACCGCTTTTGAACCGCCGCAACGTCTCGGCTCGCTCATCGCTGTCGGTTTCGCCGCAGATGAATCCGCATTCAATCGCGGACAGGTTTTTGATGTGATAGGCGACGTTCTGCCCGTGCATCACACCGGACGTGAATATCAGAACGCTCTTGCGGTCCTCGGTCAGTTCGAGGATTTCCATACACGCCCGACCAACCAGCAGATCGTCGTTAAACGCGTCTTCCAGCTCATCGGCCTTGAACTCGCCGCCACGGATATGCACGTTACTCATATCCGCTTTTTGCGTGCCGCCTTTCGATCGCAGCGGGCACAGAAATCCGCCGTCGATCAGCTCGGCAACGCCGACCTCGTAGCAGATATCGTTCAGGAAGTGATCCGGCTCACAGATCAGACCGTCTTTGAGTCGGTACGGCGTGGCCGTCAGCCCCACCACCCGGAGCGATGGATTGATGACGAGCAGGTCGGCCAGTAAGCGTCGATACATGCCCTCGCCGTCGAGCGGTATCAGGTGAGCTTCATCGACGATCACCAGATCGAATCGCCCCAGTACCGTCGCCATGCGGTAGGCAGACTGAATGCCAGCCACAACAACAGGAGCTTCCGACTGCCGAGACTTCAGTCCCGCCGAGTACAGTCCGACTTCAATATCCGGGCAGATCGCTTGCAATGCCTGTTGCTGCTGAAGCAGTAATTCCTTGACGTGTGATATGACCAGCACACGCCCGCGCCACTTCTTCACCACGTCCTCACAGATACTGGCGAGCAGTGGCGTTTTGCCGCCGCCTGTCGGTATTACAACGACAGGATTGCCGCTGTTGTTGGCGAGGTACTGGTAGACCGCATCTACGGCGGCGGTCTGGTAATATCTGAGCTGCATCTGGCGATGATCCTTTCCGCGAGTTGCATGAGTTGATCGAGTGGTACTATCGCCACCCATTGCTGTTTGTTTTTGCGATGCAGCACAACCGGCACGTCGTCCGTGCCAGCGTCCAGCGTCGCCTGCTCCATCGCGGCATACAGATTGAGCCGCTCTGTGCGTTTCACTTCGAAATGCACGCCTTCCAGATCAGTGACAATGTCCTGACCTTCCAGCCCCGAGAACTGCTGCCCGCGTCGAGCAGCAATTCCCAGAGCTTCGGTTACGGCCTTCGCGGCTTCGAGTTCGCCGCGTTTGCCTTTACTGCGTGAATGCGTGATTCATCACCTCACTTCGCCCAAGGCATGCCAGTTTTGGGTTGTGCTGCTGTGCCGGCGTTGCCGCCGATAGCCTTGTAACCCTTAATTCGGTTGGACAACTCGCCGTTGTCTTTCCGCTTCTCGACAGCAACCGTGGCGACGAATGGCCTGCCGTGCAGCTCCATAGCGTGCTGCGGTCGCATAACACCAACTGCCCGGCAGATCGCTGACAGCGTCTGCTGTGCAATCTTCACCGCCACCTCGTTTGAGTTCTTGAGGTTGAGGTTTTCAAACAGGTGCCGCCCCTTGTGCTCGCCGTCGAGCACTTCAATGGTCAGCTTCAGGTACTCACCCGACCCGCTAGCAGTCGGCTTCTCCTCACTGGCAGCAATCAGGCACGTGTACTCACCTGCCGGCAGCGGAGTAAACGCCTCACTCGGCTCGACAGTTGCCGCATCAAATCCATTCAACAGACTCATAGCGTGTGTTCCTTTCTCAGAACGAAATTGCGTCAGCGTATTCCTGCCACGACAGAGGCAGCGTTAACGGGAGATTGTCAATTCGGTTTTTGGCTTTGTAGGCAGGCATTTCTGCCGTGTGCATTACCCTGTTGCCAGTGCCTACGGCAATGTTACGCTCGTTGAAGCCGCTTCCCTCCTTCTTTGTAAACACCTGATAGTTCGCGAAGAAAACTTCGTCGCACCACTCTTGTAAAACCTCTGATGCCTCTTTGTGCAATTTCGGTGCATAGCGGTCGTAAGCGTCATTATCTGGCGGTGTATGCCGCTCCGCCCGTGAGTGTGCGAGCAACACCAACGTCAGCCCTTTATGTGTCCTTAGACCTTCGAGGTAACGCAGGATTTCCCGCCACCACTTCATGGCAAACTTGTAGCCCTTCGCGTATCCGTAATCCTCAATATTCTCGACCGCTTTACCTTTCTCGGTTGTCGGGAATTCCTCGATGACCTTCTGCCATATCAGGCGTTCCAGCCAGTCGACCGAATCGACAACCAGCGTCTCTCGGTCGTGATCTTCAGTGGCAAGTTGTGTCAGATAGCCGATCACGTCATCGTAGGACTCGGCTAGCGGGAACGACTCGCAATCGATGTCAGCGATGCCGTCCTCAGTTGGTAGAAACACTGCATTCGGAGCACCAGCAGCGAAAGTGCTCTTTCCGATACCATGCACCCCATAAAGCATTATACGGCGAGGCTTTGATTGTTTACCTTTGGTTGTTGTGAGAGGCATAATTAACCCCCCACAATCACGATGGAACCACCAACATTCGAGACGCGATGATTGATACCATCAATCTCGACATCGCGTGCCTCGCCGTCACCGACGAACTGAGCGAGATTTCGGTTTGCATTATTCAAATGCTCGCGTTGCTCGTTAAAGTGCTCTCGGGCACATAACAGATCGAGCACGCACCCAGCGAACTGTGAGTTCTGCGTCACTGTTTGCGTCACTTCCACATAAGAGGAAGAATGCCTCATAACTGTGTTCCTTTTCGTTGTTAATTAACCGCATCGAACAGCAACGGCTGCTGCTCAACAATTACTTTCTTAGCTTCCGCTTCCGGCGACACAGCCGGACAACACTCAACCTCGTAGCTATCATGTGGCGACCATCCTTTGTCACCGCTGATGTCAACCGCCGGCACCCAACTCATTGCGTTCACGGACTCATCGCAACTCGCAGAGATGTCCGTCGAGCAAATCACTGGCGGACCACCCGGCCTGAACGAAGCAATAGCACCCGCCGCACCTTGCCCGACCATGATTCGCAGAGCTGCACCCGGAGCACAGTTCTCCGGCTTGTAGTATTTCCAGTTGTTTAGAACGTGCAGGTAGACGCTCTGCTTGAAGTCGTCGATGTCGTGCTCGTTCATGCGATAACTGAACCGCACACGCTCCGACGTTGTGTCGACCAACAACGTCAGCAGGCACGATGACTCAGAACCTCGCCGAGTCTTGCCCGGTATCCCGAATGGTCCTTCCATGACCGTGCTCCTTAGCTGGCGAGTGGCATGAGCACATAACGAAAACCGCCGTCATGCGAGAAAGTCAGCGGCGATTCGCTGTCGATGAATTGCAGCGTCAGTTCGCAGTCCTCGCCGACTTTATTAAGTACCGGCAACAGGTACTCCGGGTTGATCCGCATCTCAGCCTTCGAGTCAAACAGTGACGGTCTGTTGACCCGCGACCGACCAACGTCAGCCGCCTCTGATGTCGCTGTGATGCCATCGTCACTGAAGTTGATGTCCAAACCGCGAGACTCTTCGCTGGTGGTAATGCTGGCAGACTTGAGTACCGCCGCGAGCGTGCCCGCATGGAATTCGAACGAGCTGCCTTTTGCAGTCGGCAGCACCTTTCGCCAGTCAGGGAACCTGCCCTGAACAAGCGGCGAATGAATGATGGCGTTCTCAGTTTTGAAGACGATCCCGCCGCCAGTGCCGAACGCGAATGACATTTCACCGACCGTGCCACACAGACCCAGCAGAGTCTTCATTGTTTTCAGTGGTACGACTGGCAGCACGTCGTTATCCGGCTCACCGTCGCATTCGCAATCAATCTCGTTGATCGACAGCCGCCGCCCGTCAGTGGAGACAAGTGCCAGTGTGTCCGAATCGACGAAGTCGAGCAGTACCCCGCCGAGTGCGTAGCGTGTGGACTCAGCGTCAACGCTTAACAGTGCCACATTGCCGGCAGCGTGCATCTGATCGCAGTCGACTCTGTAATCGCGGCCAGTGTTGTCGATGCCCTTGAATGGCCAGTCATCGACGTCAGGAGCAGACAGCTCCCACACGTCGTCGCCGCACTTGATGACGTTTTCGGCAAATCCGATTTCGTCTGCCGTGCATGCGTCGAGCAGTTTCGCAAACGACTTCACCGGCAGCAGTCGGGCGAAGGCCGGCTCAGAACAATCGCCCACCGACACGTACACTTCGCCGTCCGTTGCGTCGAGCGAAAACACTCCATCGCCGATTGCGAGACGGACATACTGATAGATTTCTCGCGGAGATCGTGAGGGACAAACGCCCGCCACTTGCCGCCATGCTGTTTTGAGCTTTTCGACAGAGAGCTTCATACGATTCGTTCCTTTTCTTGAGTCAGTGGATGACAGACCTTGCTGTCGCACTCATGAAATAGAGCTTCCCCACGCTCAAAGCGGCGTGCGTACACTTCGATCCGTTCGTTGGTTCCAATCTCGGTCATCGTGGGCCGCTTCGGTCGCAGTGGAGTCAGGATCGAGTCGATCGCATCGACGATCGCTGCCTCTTTCTGGTGCGTCTCAGCAGCGAGACAGTCGGCGACAACTGAGCGGCCAAAAGCACGCGGCATGATCGATTCACCGATCACGTTGCGTTCTTCTTCCCCGCCAAACGCGATGCACTTTTCGCGATGAATCTTCATTAGCTTCGCAACCATGTAAGGCTTCAGGTTGCGGCTTTCCATTCGTCGTTTCAGTAGCTCCGTCATCTGTTAGCTCCGTGCGTAGTTACAGCCTTTACACTGCCGGGATGAATCGGCGGCGTATTCATGGCTTGAGGTGTGTGACGCTCGACGCGGTCGAGCGATGATGAGAGCAGCTCACCGCTGGTGAGCATCCGTGCTACGATTTGCGGGCCAGCAACCACTGTTTCAGGTCGCTGCCCAGAATGAACATCCTCTGCCGGCTCAGCCGGATAACCGGCAGCCCGTCTTCTTCGATGTACCTGTAGATTGTCCTGCGGCAGCAATTCAGGATCTGCCGCAGGTCGTCCGTTGTGTAGAGTTCGTCGTTCACGATTTTCATCAGATGATCAGGCTCCGTCCGATCTCAGGATCAACCTGAATCGCAGCGTCGCCACAGACACGGCTGGCCGCTCGTTCGATCCGAGCCAGATGAGTCCCGCTGATCGTGCCGAGTTTCAGCATCAGCCTGTTCTCATGGCTGACGCGAGCCAGCCGGAACAGAGCGTTAGCGAGCCGCTGGAAGCGGCGGGCCAGCCGATCGAGTTCGTATTCGTTGACGAATTCCTTTGTACGTTGCATGTCTTTGGCCTCGGGTTGAAGTGGTGAATCAGTTGTGTGGGCGTCTTGTAACCGCTCCACCAATCACGTCAACCCGTTTGGTGCAAAAATGCAACCAAAAACGCACCAAACGTAAACCTAAACCCAAACCTAAAAAGGTTTTGCGTTTTCTCGAAAAAATCCTAAAATGCAGGAATGCAACAGAAAAAACAAAACGTCAGCCTAAGACGCATACAGGAGATTGCCGACTCGTACCATGAGATCGGCGATCGCTTCGAGGCGATCATTGCCGTGGCAAAACTAGGGCGAGCAAAACGGCTTGACCTGAAATTAGGCACCGTCACTGGCGTGCATTTCCACAAGATCGTCGACAGCATGGCCCGCATTGAAGCTGACGCCAGAATCAGTATCGATCAGCAATCACGCCGCGATTGAGGTACAGAGAATGAGCACACAAGTCAGCCGGCACTGCAAGTGCTGCCAACGAAAAACGCTGCATGTAAAGCAGTCACTCTCAACCGGAATGGGACTGCTGCTGACGATCATCACTGCGGGCACTTTTCTAGTGCTGTGGCTGCCTTACATGATGCTCGTACTGCCGTTTCGGCCATTCCGATGCCAGTCCTGCGGGAGCGGACGATTGACGTAATCCCGCAAAATGATCGCATCGAAGTTGATCGCTGCTGCAAGGCAAATTATGTTTACAGGCTGAAAAAGGAGATTCCCCACAACTGGACTGCCAACCAGTTAATCAAGACGCACGCTTTGCGTCGCAAACGCACGAGGCCAGCGTGTATGTCGCAGATGGAAGTCACTGTTTTCTTGGTAGTGAGCGAGGTGGAGTCTCACCCAATTCGAATCGAATTCAGCGAGTCAGACGCCAGCACTTTTGCGGCGAGATGCGAGCGGCTCTCGCCGAATTGCAAATTTGCAGTTGTGCCCGGCAAAGCGGTCATCGAATACAGCGAGGAGAATGAGTGCAGCCCGTCCGCGTCCACGTCATAGAGCGATCGCGAGCACGATTTCTGCAACTCGTCTACCGGGAACCGCGAACAGGCCGCAAAATCACGCGGTCGAGCGGTACGACCAATCGCCGCGACGCTGAGCGAGCTGCCGCCCGATGGGAAGACGAGCTAAACAGTCAGCAGGTCTCGGCAGATGGCTCGATCGCGTTTGGCCACTTCGTCGACCTGCTGGATGAGCGGCACCTCAAAGGCTTGCGGCCAAAGACTCGCACCGACTATCTCGGAGCACTTGAGCTGCTCGAGCGGTACTGTCAGCCGGCAACGTTGCGAGACGTCACCAGTGAGTTGCTGACGGAGTTTGTCGGTCACATGCGGTCAGACAGTCGTGATCGGTCTGAGGAGACCACACGCAGCCGTCTGGCGGCAATCAGAGCGTCGATCAACTGGGCAGTCGATGCCGGTCTGGTCCCGTTCTGCCCTCGCATGCCACGGATGCCTCGCCGTCGCCAGTCAGCGGGTGGCATGCGTGGTCGCCCGCTGTCTGATTCTGAGTTCAACCTGATTTTAGACGCAACGCCGCAGATTGTCGGCGACACCAGAGCACCGGCATGGCAACACAGCCTGAATGGCTTATGGCTCAGCGGCCTGCGATTAGGCGAGGCGATCGAACTGTCATGGGACCGCTCAGACGTGATAGCGGTCGATCTGAGTGGCCCTCGCCCGATGTTCCGCATCCCGCCCGGCAGCGACAAGAGCGGCAAGGGTAAACTGCTTCCGATCACCCCGGACTTTTCCGCCATGCTGGACGAGGCAACCGACCGATCTGGCAATGTGTTTCATTTCCCGAAAGAGCGACCCGGTAGAGCTGGCGGCGATCCCGGCGAGTACGCATCGAAGACGATCACGAAGATCTGCCGAGCCGCTGGAGTCCTTACCAGTGAGCACCCACCCCGCCACGCATCCGCTCACGACCTGCGGCGTTCCTTTGGTGCCCGTTGGTCAAGGCGAGTCATGCCGCAGGTGCTACAGCTTCTCATGCGTCACGAAAGCATCGAAACCACCATGAAGTTCTACGTTGGGCAGGACGTTCAGCACGCCGTCAGCGTGCTTTGGTCCGATTTCTGAAAAACTTTTTCTTTTTCCTTGAATGTGTCTTGCACATTCAACCGATGATTGTACTATTCACCCATCGCTGACACGGACACAACAAACCAAAGGGACAGAACAATGGCAGTCAAGCACGAAGAAACAGTTCAACGATACGTCATCCGAAACGCTCAAATGATTTCCATGCTGGAAAGCATGCAGGAGTTTGTATCGAATATGCCAGCACCCGATGAGAACGGCCACATCCCATGCATCAATTACGGACACATCGGAACAATGGCGAGAATCCATGATTTGCTGAAGGAAGCAAGCGACGCAGCGAGCCAGATGGGCAACTGAGCAACCACGGCGGCAACCGCGAACGTGCGGACACAACAAACCAAAGGGACAAGCAATGAGCGGCATTCAGCAAACAATCAGCGACTACCTCGACTACGAAGATCGCCAAGATCGCGAGTGCGATCGTCGCAATCTGTCGGCGTTTACAAAGCGATGCTTTGTCGGAATGGTAGAGTCTGGAGAAGCCACCTTCGACGACTTCGACGCCGTCATGCCCGGCCTGGCTGCATTAGTGCTCGCAACGAAGGAAAGTTATCAACGAAAGGCAGATCAGATCTCAAAAGGAACTTCGCATGAGCAACCACGGCGGTAACCGAAAAGGGGCAGGCAGGCCAGCAGTTCGCGGTGAGCGAAAGCAGTCACTGACAATCAGGATCACGCCCACCTTGCGTGCTTACCTTGATGCCACCACTGAAGGCAGTATTGCTGATCGCATCGAGTCGGAGTATCGTGACACTGCCGCATTCATCGCGTGGCAGAAGAATAATCATAAAAAGCACTGACCGCACAAGTCCACGCCTGGCATGTGGGTGGCAAAATGGGTGGCACACGGAACGACACAGCCAGCACAACCAACAAAAACATCACTCGCCCCGGTAGCTCAGCAGATAGAGCAATTGCCTTCTAAGCAATCGGTCGTAGGTGCAAATCCTACCCGGGGTATTTTGAACTGTATGCGGCATCCCAGTGCGAGTTAGTCACATGCCGCACTCGATGGCAACAGGCACAGAGCAGATCGCACTTCGCAAGCTCCAGCAGGACCTTTGGCCATGACTGTTGGCGAAGTCTTACCCATGAGAATGACTTGTCATCAGGCTCTTGATGGTGAAAGTCGTATGCTGCCGGATGCAGATCATCACGCCCGCAATCTGCACACGCACCGCCCTTTAGCTTTACTGCGGCAACTTTACGCTCGATCCATCGCCGCTTCTGGTAATCGTAAAGGTCTTGTTTGTTTGCGTACGCCAGTAATCACCTCTCGCGTTTGGGTGGCAAATTGGGTGGTAGCCGTAAAAGTCATCAATGAAATAGGCATGTTTTCGCAATTGCCCACCGGATTTCTAATCCGAGCTAATGCCGGCACTGCCGAAAGCCCGAAACATCTGTCGGACGGCAAACACCTGCGAACAGGGACTCTGACCGATCCGGCAAGCGTTGGGTGGTAGTTTGGGTGGCACTATGAGCTTCGCAATACTTGCGGCTACGCCGTGGCTGATCATGTTCGGTGCGTTACTGGTGATGCTGTGCCCGCCGGATTGAGCTGGAGCGTTAAAACGCTTCGCTCAAGTACGGTCACTCGATCTGTCAGCTCAAGATTCGCAACCAGTCGCGACTCGATGGCTACGATTCGCCCATGCACCGAGTACGCCCACGGTATCGCAGCGATAAGCACGGTTGCCTGTAGTGCTATCAGTCCCGTCAGTAGTTCGATCACTTTGCGTTCTCTTTCAACCATGCGGCAGCGTCTTTCGCTGCCTGGGCGTGCTTCTGCTTCTGCCGTCTCTTGATCAGGACTTTGCCCGCTTCAGTTGCGAAGCCGAGCCAGCCTTTCTTCGTCAGCAAACCGCCAATCGCCATGCCGCCGAGGTGGCTGGCGGCAAACGACGCGATGATTCCAGCAATCGTGCCCATTACTGATCCGCCTTTCGATGCAGCAAGCCGCTGAGGATTCCGAACAGACCCCAGAGGTAGCTGAGTGGTTTCTCCTGCACGTCGCCCTTCAGTGCTTTCGCTTCGGCGAGTGCTGTCTGAGCGTCTTCTTTGATCGCAGCAGCGTCGGCCTTGAGAGCGAAGATGGCTCTTGCTTTCTCGATCGGATTGGCTGACTTCAATCTTTCCAGATCGTCTTTTGCCTTGAGCAAACCGTCTCGCAGGTCCGCGACAGCCGCTTTCGTTTCGTCGACCTGCGACGGAGCAGGTGGCGAGTCTTCGGCTGGTGGCTCGCCCGGTTGTGGTTCCGGCTGTGGTTCCAGTGGCGGGAACGCAACCGGCGGCTTCTCGCCGATGATCAGTTTGCCGAGTCCGTCAAAGATGCCAGCGATCCAGCCGATCAGACCGCCTCGCCGATCAGGGTCGTAGCCGACTCGATACTGGCTGGTGCCTCGTACCCAGATGACCGGGAATCCGAGCCTCGCTGGTGCTTTCGCCACGTCAGCGAACTCGGTCGCGACCGCTGGATCGCTCCAGGTCTGTAGGTCTGGATTCCAGGATACGAACTGGAAATCGTAATCACCGAGGCGTCCAGTTGTTGCGTCGAATTTCAACCGCTCGCATGGAGCACAGCCGGGCGTCGTGAAGACCACAACGGGGTTCCGTTTGTACGCGACTGGCTTATCGGCTGGATTGCTCATCGCCTGTCGAATGGACGTCAGTCCGATCCAGTAGGACCGAGGCTCTGAGCCACTCATCGACAGCAGACCAACAACCTCGCCGGCTTCATTGAACAGGGGACCGCCGCTGTTGCCCCCATCGCTCTGCCAGTTGGTCACAACTCCGTCATCAATTCTGACCGCGAAGGATGAATTGCCGCTCGTCGTAAATCCGATCCGCTCGACCCGTCCGGCGTTTCGCTGATAATTGCCGGCGGGGTAACCGACTGACCAGACTTTGTCACCGGCTTTCGGCTGCGACTTCGCTACTGGTGCGAACGGCAGACCGCCGACTCCGCTGATTCGATACGTCTGAGCCTCGTCGATGCCGTTCTGCGGTGGCGAGTATTCGATCGTCGCTTCGTACTTCGAGCCGTCCGGGAACGTGACTGGTATGATCGGTGCGTTGCCGCAGTGGTCTGCGGTCAGAATCAGTCCGTCAGCCGACACGCAGACGCCCGAGCATCCGCTGAGACGCACGACGGCTGCTTCGTTTGCATGTGCGGTGCCGCCAATACACAACGCGATCAGGAGACTTATATTTCGCATTCGCTCGCCACCGCTAGAGGGTACAGGTATTTCTCAACAAAGTGATTCCGAACCATATCCATGCGGAACCCGAGCACCCT